GTGATGTGAAAGCAGGGGAGAAACTAGCTGATAGTATGAGTACTTTCATTGAACTATCTAAAGATATGTTCGGTGGCGTAGGTACATTTATGAAGGACAGAGATTGGGCACTTAAGCAGCTTGAAGACTTCCGTGCCTTAATGGGCTTCGCTATGGGCGGCATGGTTCCAGGAGGCTTTAGAGCATTCGCAGCTGGCGGAACCATCAACCAACCGACTCTTGGTCTGGTGGGTGAAGGCCGCTTTAATGAAGCAATTGTACCTTTGCCAGACGGTAAGAGTATTCCAGTTGTTATGAATGATAGCCCAATGGTTAGCGAATTGAGAACCTTCAGAGAACAACAAGCACAACTAATGCAAAGTTCAGTTACTATCAGTACCCAAGAAAGGGAAGAGATGAAAGAAACTATGGAAGACCTAAAAGCAGAAATCATTGAGTTACGTAATAGTACTGAAAGCTTCGGTAGTTCTGTAGAAAGAGTAGCTACTAGTGTAGAGTACAGCAGAGCATAGTGGCACTAACTACTGCCCAAATTAAGTACTTAAGAGATGCTTATGCGCCTCGTAATTACTTAGTGGAATTCGAGGCTTATAACTTAGCAACTAGTAGTATAGAGAGTTTATATTACTCTACAGACGGATTTACTTCAAATCCTTCTGATACTCCGGCTAACAGACACTTTGATTCTAGAGTTAAATCAGCGTTAAGTATGTCTAGAAATATGTACTCTCCTGGTAAGATTGGAGGACGAAGTGTCCCTTCGTTTGGTACTATTAAGCTAACTAACACAGATGGCGCGTTAGACTTTTTACAAGGTTATAGTTTAAATGGTAGAGATATTAAAGTAAAGGTTGGAGATGGTACATCTTATGACTCTTTCTTTAATATCTTTGTAGGTACGATGGATCAGATCGAATGGTCCTCTACTGAAGTGTTGATTAAGATAAGAGATTATCAACATAAATTAGATAAAGAAATAGAAATAGATACGTATACAGGTACTATTGAAGTAACCGGAACTATTCAAGCAGCTACCAGTAGCAGTATTACTTTAGCGTCTTCCAGTTCTAGTACTCCTAGTTACTATACGTATATGGATATTGAGATAGTTAGTGGTACAGGCTACGACCAAAAACGTAAAATTACTGCCTATGACTCAATTACTAAAGTAGCTACTATTAAAAGTACTACTCCTTGGGTTACAATACCAGATACTACTTCAGTATACAAAATATACAATAATAGTAATGGTGAAGATAGACTAAAAGATAAGATTAAGCCTTTATGTTATGGGGAAGTTGCTCATATTGAGCCTATTGAAATAGACCCTAGTACTAGGCTCTTCCAAGTACATAACGGAGCAATCGAAGACGTTACGGCGGTATACGCCGGAGGCTCACAAATTGGTAGCTGTAGTACAGGAAGCTATACTAATGCATTTGATTGTGAAGGTGACGGGTATACTTGGAGCGTTCCTGTGGGAGTATCCGGGTTTACTAAAGATTTAGCAAATGGTAAATTTACTATTGGCAGTAGTGTTGGTGGAGGTTCTTCAGCAGATTATGTAATTACAGCAGATGTTAAAGGCTCTGCAGAAACAGACTCTTTTAATTCTGGATATATTAATCGTCTTGGAGATTTGATAAAAAGAATAGTTTTGACAAAAGGCGGACTCACAACAACTGATATAGATGCTTCTTCTTTCATAGAATTTGATACGGCGACTACTACAATCCAATACGGAGACTTAGGGTACTACATACCGGAAGGTGAAAATATTCTTAATGTGTTAGACGAACTAGTATCATCACTAGGGGCATTTTACACTTTTGATAGAGCGGGGAAATTAGTCGTGGGAGTTTTAATAGAGCCTTCGGTAACTGCAGTAGAAACTTTCACTAATATTGAGTTAATAAGTATAAGTCGTAGATCAGTAGGTATACCTAGTATTTCCCAAACTGTTGGTAGTAGAAAACAATGGAAAGTATTTTCTGAGGGCGATATGGCGGGAGCCGTACTTAGCGATGAACCTTACAGAAATAGATTAGAAAATGAATTTGTAGACGAAAGATATGAAGACTCAACAGTTAAGACGAAACACTTATTAGCAGAAGAAGCAGAAAAGGTAGATACTTATCTTACTTGTAACTGCTTAGGGTATGAGGAAGCTAAGCGTAAACAAACACTATATGGAACTGAAAGGGACTTATTTAATATAAAAGTAAAGACTCAGCCCTTCATGTTAGAATTGAACGACACTATACAAATTAAGATTGATAGGTATGGCTTAAACAATGGAAAAAATATGAGAATTGTATCATTAAATGAAGATGCCTTAAAGAATGAGGTTACTATGGAGGTTTGGGGATGAGTCTTGCTATCATTGGAGATAACCTTATAGATAAGGCAGATACTTATTTATATTCAGAGTCTCAAGTAAGTAGTCTGCCTTCTTCTAATTTAAAAGATAGACAAATTACAAAGATTTGGCGCACAGGGGATCAACCTTCTCAAGGTTCTATACATGTTGTGGTATCCCCTACAGCCTTAGATTGGATAGATTTAGGTCAAACCGTTTCTAGTGCGGTAAGATTTACTTTTGTAACTACTGGTATTTCAGATGTAGCAGCAAGAGAAATCCGTATTATGTCAGATTTAGATGATACTATAGGAGAGATCTGGTATGTTTTAAGTCAATATGCCGCAGGGGGTTTTGCCGGAGAAGTAGATGATATAGAGATTAATGTAGGAGGCCCTATTAGAACTTGGACGCCTCCTGCAGGGTCTATAGCTTCGGGGACACATACTATAGGAATAGAGGGGGTAGGTCCTGTACACAATAGACATATTCACTTCAATGTTAAAAGTTCTTTAGGGACCGCTTCATATCCTGGTGGTCTTAGTACCCTGCCTTATGGCAATGGATATTACTATAGTACTTATAATGGTTGGCATCATAGTAATGCTTTTACGGATGGTCATATCGGCTCTCAACAGTATACTAGTATTCAATTAGAGTTTTCTGGGCAGAGATTAGTAGATAGCTTATCTCTTATTAATCATAATCTATCTGGAGGGGCACAATGGAGAGTTCGTTTTGCTACAGACTTAACTGCAGATATGGAAGCATGGCCAAATAAAACTTGGTCAGCTAGTAATTCAAATTGGGATATTACTAATAATCTATGGAGTTTTGTAGCACATACCAAGTGGACTGATGTATGGCCTACTATTGGGTCCTTTGGAACACTACCTTGGGGTGTGTTCTTATGGGGTACCCATGTAACTGCTGAACAATTAGAGAGTTATAAACCTTTTTCATCACACCTACTTTTAGATGTTCCGGTATTTGCAAAACTTGTTAGAATAGAGATTAAAGATATGGCAGCCCCAGAATATTTTGAGATAGGACGAATAGTAATAGGGAAGGCTTGGAAACCTTCAAGAAATATGAGTCGAGGATGGTCTTTAACATACAAAGATCCATCCAAGATTACTAGGTCATTAGGTGGCCAGACCTATGTAGATACTCTTAGTAAATACAGAAGTATTAAATTTAATTTGAAGTATTTAACAGAAGATGAAATATTTGAGAATGCTTTGGAATTAGATAGAACAAAAGGATCAAGTGGAGACGTGCTTATTTATACAGATACAACAGCACCTTCACATAAATTATTTAAACAAACCGTATATGGTCGTATATCTAAGATATCTCCTATGAAACATAACATAGGTGGTTTTTGGACACGATCTTACGAAATAGAGGAGTTATTATAAGATGGCATGGCCCGTAACACTAAATGGCAGAGTTTATAACGCGGATGATTTCGAAGGTACCGCTTATGTGACAGGAATGCCGGACGCTTTTGAAGATTTTGTAACACACGCAGCATCAATACATAGTGGAAAAGTTAATCAATCTTTTGATTTAACATCTACTAGTACAGCAAGAGGAGCTACAATTAGTTTTACTGTAGCTTCTAGTACATTCTTAGTAGCGGGGGTAACTCTTAGCGTAAATAAATCTTTTTCCCCGGGACAACCCGTAAGATTATCACACTATACAGGGGCCACTCTAGATGGATTTTTAGATGGTACTGTAACTAATTTTAATCCTGCAACAGGACTAATGGATTTTCTCATTGGTACTAGAGTTAAAAATAGTGCAGCTGCTGCTTACGGGGGCGTATCAGATTCCTGGGACTTATCAATAGGAGGAGCCGGAGATATAGCACCTTTAGTATCAGGTACTGATTACTATAGTAAAGCAGATGCAGACTCAGAGTTCTATAATAAAACTTCTTCAGACGCTAGATTTCCTAGAATACTTACTGGAGCTACACCTCCAGTAGCTACTAAGATAGGGGATATATGGATTAATGGAGCTATAATTAGTATGGCTACAGGTACAGGTATTAGTTCTTGGGTGACAATATTCCCAGCAGTCTACGCATAATAGGATAATAAAATGGCTAACGAATTACAAAATAAAACACCTGCAGATACTTATAAGGATGTACTGCATTTAGGTACTGCGACAGGTAGTACTCCTGGAACAGGATTACCCGCAACTACACTTCAAATAGTATATGATGGGGCAGGAGTCCCTTCAAAGCTTAAATTAAGTAAAATTGCAATAGAGGCAGATAATATTAGTATTAATAACGGTACTATAAATTCCTTAACAGTCCCTATTACTGTAGCCCAAGGGGGTACTGGAGGAGCAACTCCTGCTGCTGTTAAAATTCTATGGGCTATAGATAAGCTTGAAAATATTAAGTTAACTACTTGGGATGGAGGGACTGATGAAGCAGGAGCTGCTATCACTCCTGTAATTACTAAACTAGGTACTATTGCTACTGGAGTATGGGAAGGAACTACAATTGCAGTAAATAAAGGAGGCACTGGAGTAACCTCTCTATCTTCTCTAGCTACCTCTATGTCACTAAACAATGTAGAAAATACAGCAGTAAGTACTTGGGCAGGTACAACCAATATAACTACTTTAGGTACTATTGCTACTGGAGTATGGGAAGGAACTACAATTGCAGTAAATAAAGGAGGAACCGGAGCAACAGATATAATTACTGCTAGATCCAACTTAGGTTTAGGTAGTATAGCTACGCAGAATAGTACAGCTTTAACAGCAACTGGAGGCACTTTAGATGGGTTAACTATTAATAATTGTACTATAAGTAATCCTGCTATTTCAATCTTATCCTCTATAAGTATAGGTGATGTACTAATTAGTTCAGCAAGTCTAGTACATTCTACTTCAGGTAATTTCTTAAATATACCTTATATTACTAATACTTCTACTACTGCTCTAAATATAGACGTAGGAACTATTAAAGCTGTAAGAACATTAAGTTCTACTGCTAATCAGCCTCCAGTATCTATAATACAATATAGTACTGAAACCGTAGACTTACTAAGAACTACAAATACGGAGACTGTTACTACTAGTGCTATAGGATCTTCAGGTACACTTAGAGGAGTACAATTAGGTAGCTCAGCTGATTATATGTCTTTCAGAAATGCTTCAGAGGCAGTTACTTTTGGTTCAGCTTCTCAATATAGCGTAAGTACTGGTACTTTAAATGTTATAGAAAGTCATGATAGTCAATTTACTGCTGGTAATATTTCAGTAGGAGACGTAGTTCAAATTAGACAAACGACTTCAGATCCATGGGAAATTAGAGAGGTATTATCCATTGAAAGTACTTCTTCTCTTACTTTAACGGATACTCTGGGTAGTGTTAAAACTAATACTATTTATTTTGAACGAATAAGTTCTGCAGCTACAAATAAGTTTAAACTAGAGAATAATGGTACTGTTAATATATCAGGAGGTGGATATAATAGTGGACACTTAGTACTTGGAGCCTGGCATCTTTGGGTAGATGCTACAGGAGACCTTCGTATGAATAGTGGAGCACCAACTACGGATACTGACGGATCGGTTGTAGGCTCTCAAAGTTAATAAATTAAAAGGAGAATAATATGTCAGATTATAGTAATACAGATTGGAGCGTAAAGGATGATGACACCATCCTCGCATCAGAGATAAATGTAGAATTAATTTCTATAGAAACAGCAGTAAATAGTAAAAGTGATAAAGCCAGTTTTACAGTTAGTACTAGTGACCCTAGTGGTGGAGTGGATGGAGATGTTTGGTATAAAGTATGAGCATAAGCAGAAAGATTGACCTAACGTGGACAGAAGTCCAAGATGTATATGTTAAGCAGGAGTCACAGTGGAAAAGAGCTAAAAAAGTATTTGTAAAGTCTGGAGGGGTATGGAAGGAAACACATAGTAGTCTTCATACTCTTAATATATCAACTGATGTAAATAATTTAGATTTAGACAATGAAGCAATTGATAGGTTTAATGATGTTAAAGTAATAGTCAATTCAGGGGTTACTGTTGCGTCCACAAATATTAATACTCCTTCATTTAAAACAGGTGTTGGGTATGGGGGTACCCTAACTATTGTAAATAATGGAAATATTTGGGGATGCGGAGGTATTGGAGGCACAGGAGCTAGCACAGGCTGTAATTCTGGGGGTACTGGGGGTACTGGAGGCACAGCATTATTCGTAGAGACTAATATTAACTTCTCAGGTACTGCGGTGAAAGGCGGTGGTGGCGGAGGTGGCGGAGCTAGAGGAGGGTCGGAGGGCCATGGAGCCTATCACTCTGATACTCATGCTTCAGGGGGCTCTGGAGGTGGAGGGCAGCCTTATGGACTAGCAGGTACTGGAGGTAATGGAGGGGGTACTGCAGGAACTTTAACAGCTCCAGGTGTTGGAGGTACTGGTAGTACAGATGATGGAGCTTATGGAGGTACTGGAGGTACTGGAGGAACTCCGGGAAATGTAGGAGCTTCTGGTACTGGAGGAGAATGTGCAACTAACGGTACAGGAGGAGCAGCGGGTGCTAATATTACGCTTAACGGCTTTACTGTAACTAATGTATAAAGTAATAGATTCTAAAGGAAATACTAAATACTTATACTATAAAGATACCCCCGAATATAAGGCTGTAGTTAAAGAGCTAAAATATGAAGATAAAATAGTATCAATGGTATCTATTGATAAAGATAATAAAGCATTAATAGTAGAGTACGATAATTCTTTAGAACTAGATAATATGTGGCCCTTCCAGACAGATAAATTTAATAAGCAGGTATTTTTGTCTACCAAGTATTATAGAATAGGCAGTACTAATACAGAACTACCCTTTACTGGAGTAGGTTATGAAAATGGAGTAATAACTGAAAGATACATTACAGGAGAAATAACTCCTAGCGGTAGTAAAATTAACGAATTAGAGGGTATATATTTTAGAAAAGAATTAGAAGCTTTTTCTAAAAGATATAATATTGATCTACCTCCTCATAACATTGAGGACTTAAGTATTTTTTCGGTATCTGTAGACTACGATAAAAATACTCCTACCAATATTATTTACCATATAGAGAATTAATCAAACAAGGGATACTTTCGCGTACCCCTTTTACTTTTCTAAATTTCTAGTTTACATTTTTTAGAAGAA